GTCGTAAAAAGAATACAATGTCCAAATCAAAACGAGCCCGTGCAGGAGTCGCAAATACACCTCGTATTAATGCAATTTCTAATCGTATGGGTCCTGTCTCTACTATTTCTACTGCTCCTGTTGCTATAGGCAATAGTATCAGCGGATTTAAGAGTCAAGTTTTTCACACAGTCAATGGCTGTCGTGTTGTTGGGCGTGATTTTGGGTTTACACCAGCTTCAACAGGTACAGTTGCTACCTGGGCAAATACTGGTGGAATGCCTTTAACTCCCGCTTGTATGCCTTCAACTGCATTACGTAATTTTGTTCAAATGTACAATCGATTTAAGATTAATCGACTAGCATTTCACTATATTACTAGCAGTCCTACGACTTCTACCGGGGATATTTTGTTTTATCATTCAAAACAAAGTTCATCCCAGCTTCCCAATAATACCAGTGCCAGTTTCTTGCCATATGTGTTAAGTGACAGTTTGACAGTCCTTGGTCCTCAATGGACCAACCATACCTGTCTAGTTGAACCTCGATCCAATTGGTGTGATACTGACTATGGCGCTAATGCTAATGAACCTTCTTTGTATTCAACTGGAGATGTGTTTTTGTATTCAAAAACTTCCACTACGGATAGCCCAGGGTATGTGATCTTCGATTACGATATATCCTTCGCTGAACTTTCAGTTGCACCTCGCGCCGGCGCTTTACCTACTATTAAAGCGCAATGGCTTCCTTTTGCCGGTACAACGTCTGGTGCCCAGACGGCCGGGTCAGGAGTCATTTCCTTTACTACTAGTTCCACGTCAGGTGTTGGTGGTAGCACCATCACTGCTTTATCTACTGTAGCCGTCAATGGTGATGTCTTTGAGGTCACTATTGATGCTACTAATAGTACATTTACGAATACTACGGTTTCGAATTTTGCTCAAAGTGATATCTTAGGTGTAGGAGTTAACATGACTCTTACTGATGGAGAAGTCTTTTACTTAGTGTATAAGAATTCTACTACCTCTTTTATTTATCCTAACTTAGCGGAAGCTTTAACTAATGGTTATGCTTTGTTATATGGTGCTTCTGTTACCTATAACGAGACTATCCGCGGATATGCTAAATTCATCACTTCTATAAATCCTGAACAATTTAAACAAGTGTATTAATTTGATATATCTTATATGTAAACAGTTTGTGTAAGAGGATATTTACTAATAAATAAACATCTTAGGACCC